GGTAAAATGAGACCAGTACCTGACGCACATTTAACTACAGAGTTTATTAATAGAACTATACCTATGCCAGACGCAGGACAATTAGCTAAAGCTATGAACTCTATGTCTATATTAAGAAGCAAGATGGGTGGTACTAAAGGTATGGACGACTTCCTTAAAAAATATCCTAAAGCAATGCAAAAAGGAATTATGGGTAAAAGTACTGATTGGTACTACACAGAGTTCTGGAAACCATTAGTACTTCTACGAGGTGCATGGTTACTACGTGTTGTAGGAGAAGAACAGTTACGTATGTTTACTAAAGGATATGACACAATCTTTTCGCGACCTGCAAGTATCTTATCTTTATCATTGCTTAAAAAAGCAGACGCTAAACAAGCAAAGAAATGGACACAAAAAGATGTAGAGTTCAAAGATTTATTTGGAGATCCTCTTGCAGAAAGTTTGGAATGGAAACAAGGATCATCACGTATGCGTGGTGCTAACAATAATGACGAAGCATTCGGTGGTGCAGAGAGATTTAAAAAACAAAAAAAGAAGTTTCGTAAAAAGATGGGACCACATGACTATGACATCTTAGATAAACGTGAAGCATTTGCAGGAGATAAAGCAGGTGCTAATAAATTTGTTAGAGCATGGACTAATGAAGTCTCTAAGATATACCAAGATGATTTGTTTACGTTATTGTTTAGAGGTAAGAATAATCCTGTAGCGAGAGAAAAAGTTTTAAAAGAATGGGTAGAAGGTAAAACACCTAGAGCCAAAGCTGTTATAGAGGAGTATGCAAAAGGTGGTCAAAGATACGAAGACATTATGACTACAGCAGGTGGTCGATATGTTTATGCTAAATCCTTAGAAGCTAGGTTACAACAGGTTGCAGGTGGTGCATTTGATGAAGATGTTGACTTATTAAATGACCTTATAAACAGATTAGAGTTTGATGAAATAGATTTTTCTAAGAACCCTTTTCCATTAAGACTAGATAGAACACGTAACGAAGACTTGTTTGACATGATGTTAAGTGGTAAATTAAATAAAATACAAAAACGATCTGATGGTGTTTGGATAAACAATCCAACAGAAGAACAATTAAAGTTTGTTAAAGAGACAGTAGAAGTTGGCGGGGAAACTAAATATCTTATAGAGGACATAGAGGATATAGGTTTTGAAACACTAGACGACTTGTTTAAATCTTTTGGTAAGAGCTTTACAAAACTAGATGAAAAAGCACAAAAGAAAGCTGTTAATAGATATTACGATACAATCGTTGAAGAATATGGAGATAGCTTACCAGATCTAGTTACTGCGCCTATTGAAGATACAGTATTAGATGATCAAAAATACATACAACGTTTTATAGAAAATAGTTTTGATGTCATAATGGGACAGAGAACAGACAATGCTTCTAGGTCTCCAGTATTTAGACAAGCATACTGGCGTGCAGTATATGATTTACTACCACGTATGACACCCGCTATGAGAACAATACTATTAGAAGGTAAGACTTACAGACAAGGTGGCAAGACAATTAAAGTAGGAGGTGCTAGAAAATCTAACATTCCTAATGAAAACCTACTTAACTCTATAAAAGCTGACATTGGTATTACACCAGAGAAGTTACGTAAAAGAGAAGTAGAGATTAACCTTGATATGTTTGAGCGTAAAGTTAAAGAACTTAATGACGCTGATACAAAACTAGGTACAGCATTTGTAGATAATACAAAAGATCAATCTAAAAAAGTACAAGAATTACAGATAGCTAGACGTAAGTATGACAAACAAGTTGATGAAATAGATGACGCTATTAATAAAGCACTTACTGATGATATGGACGTTACTGAACTAGAAAAAGAAAAAGATACTTTGCTAGACGCGTTTAACGATCTTAAAACACAAATAGACGGAGAACTTACTGATATAAATAAAGCAGCGGGTTTCGATGATGGATTTATAGACGCACAGTATATAGACAACTTTGCTAAATCAATTGCTTTATCAGAGTTACAAGGATTACTATACGATCTAAGTAAACGTAGTAAGATAACCTACAACCTTAGAGGCATATTTCCATTCGGAGAAGCATACGCAGAAATCCTTACTACCTGGACTAAGTTATTAAAAGAAAACCCAGAGATAGCAAGACGTGGGCAAGTAGTTATTAACAACGCTAGGAAAGATAATGTCTTTAGTCCTGTTGAAGGAGAGGGTTTCCTAGCAGAAGACGAGACAACAGGAGAAGAAGTATTTTATTATCCTATAGTAGATGATCTTGTATCTGACGCATTGTTTGGTTCTGATAGAAATGTTGGTGTAAGACTACCTGGTTATGCAGGATCACTTAACTTAGCATTAGAAGTTGTACCTGGTATTGGTCCAACCGCAGCTATACCTGCAGGATTTTTCTTAGAAGGAACACCTAAATTTACAGAAACACAAAAGTTTTTGTTTCCATTTGGTTTACCTACAATTAAAACACCTGGAGACTTAGTACAAGAAATAGGTATGCCTGCGTGGTTAAAGAATGGTGTTAGAGCTATGTTTATGTTTAGTGAAGACGCACCCCCAGGAGAGCTATCACGTATAGCTGCTAACTCTACTATTGACGTATATCGTGTACTTAAAGCTAACGGCGAAGATGATATGACACCAGATCAACAGGATCAACTATTAAAGAAAGCAAGAAGTATTGCTAAGAATTTAACTAAGATAAAAGCATTCTCACAGTTCGTTGGACCTACAGGATTAAACCCTAGGTTTGATATAGGAGATCCACGTAATGCAGGTGCTATGTATTCAATGCAAATACTATCTGATAGATATAGAGAACTTATAGAGACACCACCTAAAGATCCTGTAACAGGTAACTTCCTATTTGCACCAGGAGATAACTTCTCTGCTACTAAATACTTTATTGATGAGTATGGCTTTAATCCACTAGATATAGCAACACCTAAGTCTGTAATTATAGAACCTAGACCTGTTGATGAACGTGGTGTACAGTTTGAAAAAGAAAACCCAGAGTTGTTTGAACAATATCCACTTACAGCATTTTATGCAGTACCTAATGGTGGTGGTGGTGCATTTGATTATGAAGCATATACAAGATCTATATATAACGAACAACGTGAACCACTGACACCAGAAGAATGGGTTGCTACACGTAACCAACGTTTAGGTGCTTTTGCAATGGAAAACAAAAGAGTACAAACATTACAACAGTTTGATATAACAGATCCATTTCAAGCTAAACAACGTCAAAGAATATTAGCTGTACATAGAGCTACAATGCAACAGAGATTGCCAGGGTTTGGTTCTACAATACCTGGATTACCACAAAGAGGAACTCTTGATGATCAGTTCAAAGAGTTAAGTAATTGGGAAAAGAACTCTAAACTCAAAAATACAGATACTGGTAAAGCAGTAGTACAAGTATTAGATTATATAAAAATACTAGAAAAGAAATCACTAGGACGTGGCTTATCATCTGCAGGTTGGAGAACATCACGTACTATGTTACTCGAAAGACAGCAATTAAGAGATTTCATAGGTCAACAGTCAAGAGATAATGAGGATTTCTATGTTATTGCACAGAATTTATTATTACCATTATTCCAAGAGAGGACACAGTTCTTAGAGGATTTAGAGTACGATTATGATACAATGTTAGAATACGGTGCATACTTGCCCGTACAGCAGGGAGAAGCGTGACAGAAGAATATAAACAAGCAATTGTTGACAGTATTAAAGCACAGAGACAACTAGACGATAGTTCCGAGTTTGCTAAAGAATTAAATGCTTTAGTTAAAGAAGGTGTGTCTGACAGTATGTTTATGGCTAAAGTAAATACAGCATTATCTATATTTGACCAAAGTATAAACAAAGAAAGTCAAACTGGTCTAGGTACTAATCTAGTTACAAAGAAAGTATTAGAAAATTCTTTAAATGACGCTATAGCTGCAACACCATTAGAAGGTCCTGTGCAGGGATACTCTCCTGGACAATATAAACCATGGTTAGTAAATACACCACTAGACGTAGTACAAGATATACTTATGGGATTTGATATGTCTGCAGGGGTAGAAGCAGGCGGAGAAGATAGCGAAGCATACTTTGAATTTCTTAAAGTTAAATTAGACGAATGGTATGACACAACAGGACAAATAGGTGCAATTGTAAAACCAGGTGGAGGTAAAGGTTATGTACTATTTTCATCAGAAGATTACGATAGGTACAAAAAGAATTATGACGCACCATCAGTAAGCGTACAACAATTTAGAGAAACAGATCCTGGTAGAACTAAAGTACCTAAAGTAGGATTTAGAGCAGAGCCAACAGTATTGTATGAACCAATAATGTCTGGAGAACCAGGTAAGTATGAATTTAGTGGAGAATACAACTCATACGTACAAGATAGAGATGATAAGGGTACACCTTTAACTGTTAAAGAAGTAGGTGGTTTAGTAACTAAGATTAATAATGCTACTGGAGAGACAGAACAATTAACTGTATCAGAGAGCGAATTAGTTGCACTTACAGAACAACAACTAGATGGTGGATATACTGTTATACAAAGTCAAGATAGTGCAATAGTTAATCAAGCTAAAGAAGCTATTTTAGGACAAACAGACTATCAAGTAGGTGGATTGTTCGGTGGTATCACACCAGGTTACACAGTTTATAAAAACCCTGATCTCGCTTCTGTATTTGAAGAAGGTAAAGAACTAACACCAGGAGATTTAGCAGCAGAAACAATAACACTTAGTGCAGAAGACGCAGCAAGTAGATATGGTGGTCAAGACCATATACAAATAGGTTTTAACATGTTGCCACAAGAACGTGTGCAAGTACAAACAGACTTACTACAAGCAGGTTATCTTAGTTATGATGACTGGTTCTTTGAACAAGGTACATGGGGTGGTAATAGTCAAGCTGCAATGTTATCAGCTATGACTGCTTCTAACTATGAACTTACTGACATAGGTACACACTTAGCAGAAGAAAAACAAAGACTTTACAAGAGACCTCCGTTATTACCACAGGTATATACTGAACCTAGTCCAACACAAATTAAAGCAGAAGTTGATGGTGCGTTAAATGCTATTGGTATAAACAGAGAATTATCAGAAGCAGAGATGGTTGCATTCGCAGATTTTTATACACAATCTAGTAGGGATTATCAAACAGCAGTTGCAGATTATAACAAGAATTATGATCTAGCACAACGTATGTTTCCAGGTGCAGACAAGACTTTAGTTGTACCAGAGACACCAGACGCTAAACTTAGTGAGTATGCTGACGCTGTATTAGGCGCAGAGGTACAAGCTACGCAACAAGCTACAAAGGAACGTAATGATCTTAGCTACTTATTTAGTACTGTTGACGCTATGTCCAGGTTGGCAAGTAGTGGTTGATAAGAACCTAGAGATTACAGAAGGTGGAATAGAGTTCATTAAGGATAAAGAAGAACTTGTGCTTTTCGTATATGATGACATGGCACAATATCCTCCAGTACCTTATGTAGAGGGAACAGATATAAAAGGAACTTTGACTATCGGCTATGGTCATACTGGTACATTAAGTGGATCTAAACAAGCTGTAAAAGATTTAGTAGGTCAAGAGATAACAGAAGAACAAGCTAATGAATTGTTTGAGGCAGATCTTACAGAAACACAAAGAGTTGTTAATGCAAGAGTTGAACGACATATAGCTTTACCTAAGTTTATAGAACGATTTGGTAAGTTTGAAAAAGATCAATTAGAAGATAGTGCTTATGATTATCTAGTAATTACAGCATTTAACAAGACTGGATTAAACCATGCACATATCACAGGTAACTTATTAATAGGAGACTTTGATAAGGCACATGCAAAAACTGTTGAGTTATATGGTAATCAGTCAGAGGGTATTATAAAAAGACTTGCAGAGCAAAGAGAGTATCTTGATGGTATATACGAACCAGAAGAACCAGACGAAGAAGAAGTAATTGAAGATACACCAGAAGATGATGTAGAAGTTAAAGAACCTGAAAAAGATACACCTATGAATACAGTAGATACTGTAGAAGTTGATGAAAATAAAGAACAAGAGTTTAAATCACAGACACCAGAACAAGTAGGTCCATACGGTTACAATAGATTTAGAACTACAAACAATAGATATAAAGAAGCATTAGAGCAAAAAGAAAAAAGCAAACAAGAACTAAAAGATAAATTAGAAAAAACATACAACATTCCAACAGCAAATAATGAAGTGAGTGAGCCAGACATGTATGATAGAATAAAGAGAACGTTCAGCGGAAAGTTTGTATAATGGCGACACAAGAAAAAACAGCAAATAAACTTATAAACACTATATCTAAAGACTTTGAGATATGGGAAGAAATTACAGAATTTGGTAGTAAGTTCTACCTCGTTGCACAAATACCAGAGTTTGAAGGATCATCTGGTAAATTTACATGGCGTTATGAAATATCAGATTGGAACGCAGTAAAAGAAAAAGTAGCAGGAAATAACTTAGTAGCAAACGTTGTAGTAGATAGTGGTATGAATGTTATAGAAGGTTCATCAGCTATTACAGGACAAGAGTACAACAACAGTTTTTATTTTGGCAATGCTAACCAATTGTTATTCTCACAAGCAGAAGCAGGTGCAGAACCTTATGATCATTTAGTAGAAGCATTACAAGAAGAAGCAAAGTATAGCCCATGGATATTGTCAGAAGATGATGA